CGTAGATGACTTTGCGCCGAGGGTAGGTCTTGGTCCGCTCTTCCAGCAGCGTGATCGTGTCCCCCTGCCCCTTCACGTTCTCGTTGCAATCGTCCGGCTCTTCAATGGCCACCACCGGGGCCGGTGTGGACTTCACCGAGCTGGGCGAGTTCGAGGCCACAAGCTTTAAGAAGCCGCCCGGGAACCCCTTGAACGCCCAGCGGTTGTTCTTGTCCCGGCTCTTGCTGATCGGCAGGATCTGGGCCAGCACGGGCGTCGCCTCAACCATCGGCGTGAACTTCTCCGCCTCGAACTCTTTGGCCGCGCCCTCCTTGGCGAACATCACGATCATCGGGCACGGGTCCGTGTGAATGCGCCGCGCGATGTAGTTCAGCAGCACACCATCCGTCCACGCCACCTGGGCCGACTTCATGCACACCACCTTCGGGATGTGCGGATCGTCCAGCGCCTCGTGGATACCTGCCACCCACGGCGTCAGCGTGCCCTTCCACTTACCCTGCTTCGCCGCTGCCTTCGCCGAGAGGTAGCGGTAAGCCGTCGCCCAGGCCGTCGTCGTCAGCTTGATCGGAGGCCGCACCAGCAGCGCCAGCCTGCGGATCAGATCGCGCACCACCTGGGTCGTATCGAGCAAGGTGGTCGAGGGCTGCACGTGTGTACTCTTCAATCAAAGAGCGGTCGATCTCAATGCCGTACAGCGCACTGAGGTCTTCCGCTAACTTGTCATCACGGGACTGCAGCTCAGCGCGGAAGGCCACCACCATGCTGACCAACGCCGGTTCGAGCTGCTGCAGGTTCACAAGCAGCCCGCGCTTCTCGGCCAGCGTGAGCTGCTTGAGTTCACGGTCCACACGCTCTGTCAGCACGCGTTCCTGCACGAGGCTTGAGCCGTCATCACCGAGGTGCCCCGCCGCCTGCCCACGCAAGTGCGCGATGTAGGCCAAGCGCACATCGGCCAGAGAAGCCGTCTTCCAGTTGATCCCCAGCTTGTCCATGTGCCTCGACACTTCGGACTGATTCAGCCCCAGGTGAATGGCGATCTCGGTTTGGGTGGTCATAGGCGTCTGCGGTTTATGGCCCCCCTGGCCCGTCCATAACTAGACGAAATTCGCGGTCATGGTGCCCGCTCTCACACCTCGCCAGGAAGGACCCAAGGCACACATGTGCATGTGCATGCACTCATGCGGTGCAGGCCGAGCGCTCGACTGGTCAGCGTCGTGTCTTGCGACTGAGCCACTCGTGCTCGTGCTCAAGCAGTGCAGGGAATCGCTCACTGATGAAGCGCTGCAATGCAGACTGCACCGCATCGTTAGCCATACCTGATGGGATAGATGGCCCGTACAACTCTTTGATGGGCAGGGCGTGCCAGCTTGCGCTCTTGCCCTGCCCTACCTTCTTGTGCTTTGCGCCAGGCTCACGCACAAACACGCCCTTGTGCCCTGAAGGCATCGTGGCGATGAACGCGCCCGCTATGACCTTGCGCCCCTTGAGCACACTCACTGACACGCCTTTGGCTGTCTCGCGTGCGCTGTACTGGATCAGCGGAATGGGCTTGCCGCTTGCGATCACTGATGCGCGCAATTCGCTTTTCGTGGCCTTGCGTACTTTGATGCCCTTCTTGATCTCACCGATTTTCATGTTGTAGCCAACCGCCCGCACTTCACGCGCGCTTGCCACCTTGGTCTGATCGGCCATTTTGTTCAAGGCGCGCACAGTGGCTTCAGGCATTGACTGCGCTGCAGACAACAACTCCATCACGACATTGCCAGCGTTGGTGTTGACGTTTACCGTGAAGCCGCTCATGAATGGCCCATAAAAAAAGCCCCGACCGAGGCCAGGGCTTGTGTGTGCTTGTTAGGCGCAACTTGCACACCATGCCTGAACTCTACCTGCTTTGTTAATCGTGTAAAACCCCCCGCTATCGAAAGATTGAGCTTCTTGAGTCAGGGCCAACCTCTTTGGGCTGCCACACCGACCACAACATTTTGTGCGCCCGGTCCATACGCTGGCAGTGCACCGCAGTGGTGGTTTGCATGCGCTCTTTTGCCACGCTGGCCCCGTAGACGTAGTGCCACTGGATGGTTTCACGCAAAGGGCTTGGTAAATCGGTGACAGCCTTGTCGGTCTGCCAACACTCTTCGTCATTGAGCGGGATGTTGTAGTTGGGCACGCCATCACTGGGCGCGCCGTTGAACATCGCCAGCGTGCCACCTGGTGAACGTCCACCACGGTCTACCCACTCAGCCCACAACAGCAAGCGTTGTTCAACGTACTGAATTTTGGCCATTGGGCACCACCTTTGGTTCACGCATGACCATGAAGGCCGAGCCGTTCAGCATGGCGAGCCGCAGCACTTCGGCTTCAGGCATCACAGCGGTTTCGGGCGTGAAGGCTGTACCAATGATCTGCCCGCCCTCAAACGCGTAGAAGTGGTTCGGTTGCCCGGACAGAGCCGCCGCAATGCAGGCGTTGCAATGCTCAGCGCCCCACTCTTTGCGCCGCTGGTCAACCATCCCCGCGACCTTGGGCATTTGCTCCCTCAGCCAACCAGGCTTTCTTTGAGTTTGAGTTTTGTCCATGTGTCTTTGACTATTTAAGGAGTGTTGAAGGCACGCTATCTCTCACCCGCGCGACCGTGCCCGTGCGCTCATGTGCACGGCCGCGCTTTGGTATGGACACACAGACATCAATGGACATGGCTCCGCACTGAAGGCCCAGTTCAGCTTTTGCTGATTGCTGGGCCCTCACTGAAAAGTCATGGACACATGGACATCCAGGTGCGCCTGGCCGCTCAATGCACTACATGGCTGTTACCTTGGCGTTCCCGCTGACCTTTTCCGCGCCGCCGCGCGTTCGCTGGTCAGAACGGGATCGCGTCGTCGGTCCCCTCGGGTGAGTTGTCCTGCGTTGGACTGTTGATCGGAGTAGCTGAGGCAGCGGCTTTGGCTGACGCTGCTGCTGAGGGCCGCAACCACACCATGGGCCTGCCGGGCTGGGATGACTTCTTGTCTTCCCATCCCAGGCGGCGCAGTGCCGCTGACGCTTGCTTTTCGTGATACCGGCCAGGGCCGAGCTTCTCGATACCAATACCCAGCTTGCCCAGCAGCGTGACGAGCGTGAACTTGTCTTCGAGCAAGCCTTCGGCGTTTTCGTACAGGTAGCGATATGCCGCGGATTCGATGGCGTTCTCTACCGCGCGCGCACGCTGCTGTGGTTCGAATAGCTCGCGCTCTTCTTGCTCAGTGGGGAAGGTGCGGCGGCGCTCTTGGTAGCGCACCATGGCCTCAGCAAAGAGCTGTTCGCGCTCTTCGATGATCCAAGGTATGTCGATTCGCCTCGTGACGCGCACGGGCCAGAAGCGCCGGTTGCCGGTTGGGTCAGTGAGGTAGTGATCCTCATTGGTGGTGCCACCGAACACAACCTGACGCGGATAGTCGCGTGCACGCCGGTCAAAGCTGGCGCGAAAGTAATCTGATGACGATGCAATGAAGCTTTTGATTTTGGTGACGTCAGCTTTGCCGAAGCTGTCCAGCTCGCCGAACTCATAGAGCCACCGACCTTGCAGCTGCTGATAGCTGTCTTTGTCACCCAGCACCAAGCCCGTGTCGGCAAACCAGTCGCCCGCCAAGGTGCGCAAGAGCGTGGACTTGAGCCTGCCCTGCGGGCCTTCGAGGATCAGCATGTAGTCGAACTTGAAGCCGGGCTCCATGACCCGGCCGCACATGCCCGTGAGGAACCACGTGCCTACGCGTGCGAGATAGCGCTGCAATGGGTCGTTGTCGTCCCATTCATCTTCTTCGAGGCAGGCGCGGCGCACCCAGGTGTGCAGGCGTTTGTGGCCATCCCACTTGAGTGATGTGAGCCACGAGCGCACGGGGTGGTAACGGTGCCTGTAAGCGACCATGCGAATCGCTTCTTCAAGCGTGCCGCGTGGCATGGAGGGCAGCCAGTGCTCACGCACGAGCCATTCACCCATCAACAGCTCATCAACCTCTTCCCACAGGCCCGCCTTGGTGCGCCAGGGCGTGTCTTTGAGCTTGACGACATCATTGGTGAAGTCGTTGTAGGCAATGACGCCTTGTGCATCTTGCGCACCGGGCAGGCCGGGCAGGCCGTCGAGGGCGAGCACAGCGTTTTCGCGCACGGGCTTGATCGCGCCCTTGTCGGTAGTGAGCAGCTTGCGGCGCCACGCGTGCACTTGGTCTTCATCGTCGCTCGCGCCAGCTGGTGCAGGGGTAGACACGGCCTTGGCGCGTGCTTCGTCGTTAGGCGGCACAAAAGTGGTGGCGCCACGAATGAATGCGCGCACGGTTTCGGCATCCCAGCCCGCTGCGATGGCATCCGCAATGTCCCAGCCCTCAGACACTGCGCCGGGCTTAGGCACAGGGCACATGTAGACCGTACACGCGTGGTTGGCCGCAAGCAATGTGCCGATACCCACCATGGTTTGCATACCGGGCTGCTTGTGCTCAGGCATGATGGGCTTGGTTTTGCGGTCGACGCCTGCCTCTTTCTCGGCTGCGCTGAGGCGCTCACGCTGCGCGTCACAGTCTGGCCACAGGTACACGATGCGGCCGGCCAGCAGATGCCAGTCGGCTTTGTCCCATGCGCGGCCACCACCTGGCCAGCTCACAAAATCGAATTCGTGGCCGAGCAGTTGCAGGCCGGCCAGCGCGCACTTCTCGCCCTCGACCACGACCACGGGCACCAGGCGCGTATCAGCGGCCAGGATGGTGGCAGGTATGTACAGGGGCTTAGGGTCTTCCCAAGTCTTCCAGTGCCACTTTTGTGTGCCGCGCCCGTCGCTCTCATCAACGCACCAGGTCAAGGGCAGCACCTCTTTGCCACCTTCGGGGCGTTTCTCGCTTGCGGGCTTGTCGAAGCGGCACACATAGCCTTGCAGCTGGCCGTCGAAACGGTACTCCCATGTGTGGTCAGGCGGGCCATGGTGAAAGTGCTCAAATGCCGATGCGGGCGGCGGTGCAGGCGCGTGGGGTGGCACAGGCAGGATGGCCCGCCACATGGATTTGCGCTTGCCCTGCTGCGGCTTGGCTGAGGTCTCGTCAGGTGGCGGCTCTGGCCGCGCTGGCGGGCTTGCTACCTGCCCGGACGTGCGAACGGGCGCTGACTCGCGCTGGCGGGCCATACCCAGGTCATCCATCAGCTCGCGCGCGGCCTCACCCATTTCTATGCCGCGCTTGGCAGCGTAGAGGCTTATGAGGTCACCGCCTTTTTCGTCGGTGCCGTTGTCAATCCAGGTGCCGGTGTTGAGGTTGATGTTGCATGACTTGCCTGCACTGCCATCCAGATCACCGATGTACCAGCGCCCGCCCTTTTCATAGCCAGCGGGGTACCAGGCGGGCACGAGGGTGTGCGCACGGTCTAATAGCGCTTGAGCCAGCGCCGGGAAATCGATTGGTTTGAACATGCTCAGCGGTTCCAGCCTTGCATGACGCGGCTGAGCGATGTAGCGCCCGTGATCCAGTTTTCGCTGCGCTCAGCCGGGGCGTATTTGTTCATGGGGCGGCGCACATTGGGCACGCGCACCTTGCCCACGACGGCCAGCTCTCCCGCACGCGCCATGTTCTTGGCTGTGGCCTCAGCGGCTTGGTAGCCGACACAGGCCAGTTGCGCGAGGTCTCTGAAGGTGCCGCCACCCTGCTCTTTGAGCGTGTAAGCCGCATCGGATATGGCTTGCCTGATCTCACCACGAGGTCTCATCCCGAACCTTCGCTTTCTGTGTTGGCCCACGTTCTAGGGGGGCTCCTTTGGGGGTTGGTTTTCCCTATTGGCTAGGGAACCATCGGGCCATGAATTGCGCGACTTCAACCAATGGGCGGGGCTTGAGCTGCGTTGCCGCCTTCTGGCCACTTCGGCCACTTATCCAGCAGCTCTTCGCGCTTCACAGCGCCGCCGCTTACCTCTTCGATTCGCCGGGCGTACTCACTCTCACCTGTCCACTCGGTCCTGGGCATTCGCCCAGCCCGCTGCCACTTGCGCAGCGCCTGGTGCGTCACGCCTAAGTGCTTTGCCAGCTTTCCTAAGCCGATGCGCTTAATTGCGCGCTCAAGGGGGTGATTTGTGCTCATTTCCGAGATTCTGGGACCAATAGTTACCGTTAGTCAAGGATTAAAAGTTACCGACATTGCCAGTAACTTTCGGTCCATGGAACCTACGCCGGAAAAGGTCGCCTTTGCGCGACGCCTGAACTTGGTGTGCGACGAAAAGAAGTTGCCGCCAGAAGATGGGCGCGGGCGTCAGCCAGCCTTGGCCAAGATCTTTGGTGTCAACGCCAAAGCGGCTCGCAAATGGCTTAAAGGGGAAGGATTCCCCGAGCTTGAGATGGTGATTCGTATCTGCAACTGGGCAGACGTCAACATCGATTGGCTGCTGAGGGGCAAAGGCCCCAAGCGCGGCGTTGCGGTAGAAACGCGCCTGCTCGCACTCGGCGAAATGCTGGAGCGTTTACCTGATGCCGAGCGCAGAGATGTGCTCGGCATGCTCATGTACAAGCTGCACCAGTCAGCGCCAACTCAGATGTTGAACGCCCATGATGCAGCGCATGAGTCTCTACTCGCCGCTTGGTCCAAGTCAATTCACCCGACCAAGCACAACTAGACTTACCTGATTGAACTCATATAAGCCTGCCCAGCAAGCAGGTCTTGACCAGTCTTCACGTAGTAATAGAACGCGTTGCGGACGGACACGGGACTAGGGTCACAACCCAGCATGTTGCCGCATTGCAACGCCATCCTCACCACGTACCGCCCCTCCGAGACCGGCTCTCTCGTGACCTCGAAGCCGTAGCTAACCTCAGAATTGACGGGGTTGTAGGTCGTCAATACGACATCCGTCACAGACTGAAGCTTCCATTTGGAATGGCGACTGAGCCACAGCTGTGCCCGCTCCCACTCAGATTTGCAACCAGACGCGCATTCGACTGAGTCACCGACGTTCTGCGCCGGCAGCAGCGCCTCATACAGGCGCCCCCCTGGCTGATCAATCGTCGAGCAACCCACCAGCGCACTCGCTGCCACCAGCGCACACACAGTCATCTGTTTGACCATAAGCCCCCCATCGCAATTGGTTCCTCACTGTAACAAGCCTTTTTTGGCCGTTGCCCGGGCGCAACCCTCATACGGTAACTTTTAGTACTTGACAGTCGGTAACTTTAAGTCCCACACTTCGCTCATTCCATCACAATTCGTGGAGGCGACAAATGTGGAACAGGCCCGAAAATCACCAGCTATCTCTCAATGCGGAATCGCCGGGAACCGTCCAGACATCCGGACACACCCGCCACATCAATGTTGAGCACCTGCAGCTTGTCCTGGTGACGCTGCGCATGCGGCGCAACAACCCGACCCTTGCCAAATTCTGCGCGCTGTCCAATGGCGCCACCTGGCAGCGTTGCGAGCGGCGCTATCGACCCAACGAAGAGTCACCGGCCAACCGCTGGACGCACTCGCCCTTGCTCGTGCCCATGCTTGAGTCCGTCACCCCCAAGCTTGTGGAGCGCGTGCGCCTCACGTATGGCCTGCCTGAAGTCAAGCGCATCTGGGGCATGGGCTACAAGGCCTTGCTGAGCACACTGCAGCCAAAGCGGGAGGCCGCATGATCATGCACACGCTGCAATCTTTGGCCCTGATCTGTCTGTGCCTGCTAGCCCGGCATGCTCAAGCCGAGCCGACAAGCTACTGGATCAACGTGGGTGGCCTCAGCGCTCACGACCACGGCAAGCACAACGGCTTCAACCCTGCGCTGGGCATTGAGGCGCGCACATCTGATGTGTGGGCATTTGGCGCGGGCATGTACCGCAACAGCCAGTTCCATACCACGCACTACGCGGGGGCCATCTACACGCCATTGGGCTTTGCCACCGACACCGCCCGGGTGCGCTTTGGCCTGCAGGCCGGCGTGGTCGACGGCTACCAGGTCAACAACGGCGGCGTGATCCCTGCAGCTGCAGCTGTGGCCAGTGTGCGGTTCGAAGCCGTGAGCGTGCAGCTGGCCTATGTGCCTGCGGTTGAGCGACTCAAGAGCGTGAACACGCTGGCGCTGACCTTTACGGTGCGCCTGCCATGAGCGCGCGCCAAGACGCTGACCTGAGCTTGGCTCAGGTGGAGCGCCAAGCCCGGCGCATTAAGCGGCGCACTCAGTTCATGGACACGGTGCCCATGCCCAGTGCGCCCATGGCTGAGATCAATCACGACGCTGAGTCGTTCCTCGTGCTGTTGCTGTTCACCGTTGTCGGCCTGGTTGTGCTGTTCGTGGCTGGCGTCATCTTCTTAGCCTCAAGGGTTCATTGACATGATCAAACGCGTTTTCATTTCGGCCCACATCAAATGGTTGCGCTGGCGTGAGGGCCACGCACAGCAGGATGCGCTGATGTTGCTCAAGGCCATGCTGGCCGTGAGCGACCAGCGCGACTACCTGAAGGCCTACGCTGCAGGCCTGCGTGCGCGCATCAACCAATTGGAGCAGCGGCTGTGAGCAGGGGCGCACGCATCACCGGCGTATTGCAAGCCGACGCCATGGTCGGCTTCTTGCCTGGCACCAGCGACTCACCCCAAGCAGTGCTGTCGTTTGAAGTGCAGGCCGAGAAGGGCTTGCCCTACATCGTGCGCAAGCCGCTGGGCACTGACCCCACGGTGCACAACTGCGCGCGGTCGACAGCGTCACTGCTCAAGCGTGGCTGTGAAGTGGCGTTTTACGCGCAGGGCTTTCGAGCCCAGTCAGACCACGGCCACGCCTGCTTGATGGCGCTGGGCGTGACCGATGTGCTCCCGCTCGATATTCCCTCACCCCGAACCAACCAGGAGGCGTAAATGCTTGCTGACACCCAAATCATCACGGCCGCGACCAGCGTCACGCAGGTGACGGCCCAGCGCTTTGAGATCATGTTCAAAGACGGCACGGCCTTGGGCCTTCACCGGGTGTGGCAAAACGGCGCCCCCGTTACCCTGCTGCGCGCGCTGCGCCAGGGCTCCATGTTGATCGTGTTCGACCTGGCCAAGATCGTGCCCGCGTTGGGCGAAGAGTTGCCGAAGTGCCCCGAGCGTGATGTGTCGGGCATGGTGTTCTACACGCTGCGCCAGCGCTTCAAGACCGCCCGCGATTGCATCGAGGCAGTGGTTGCCAACCAGAAGGCCACCCTCAGCGACCACGCAGCCAACCAGGCTGAGGCAGAGGCAGCATGACGTGGCTTTTGACCCGGTCAGGGCATGACGTTGATCTGCGCTTTATTGCCGACTGCGAGCTGACGATTCAAGACGTGGCTTATGGCCTCTCGCACGTCAACCGTTTCACTGGCCAGGCGCTGCGGGCCGTGTCTTGCGCTGAGCACTCGCTGATCATGACCACCATCCTGAATCAGCACATGGGCATTACCAGCCCATCGGTGTTGCTGGCTTGCCTGCTGCGTGATGCGCACAAAGCCCTGACTGGTGATGTGTCGTGGGCCATGCAGCAGCTGGTTCCCAGCTGGCGGCTTGAAGAGCAGCGCATTCAGCGGATGGTGCTGCGCCGTTTTGGTGTGTGGACCGCTTTTTGTGGGCATCACTCCAAGATCCACCAGGCTAATCAGCTGGCCTTGTCGACTGAGCGCAACCAACTGATGCACCCCAATGGCCAGCCCTGGCCGGTGTCTGACACGCACCCCGCATTGCCCGAGCTTGACTTGCAACCCAGCGCGGTGTTCAACCCCGCTGACTGGGCGAAGGCCTACCTCAATCGATACAACGAACTCATCACAGAGCGGGCCCAGCTGGCCACGGCTTACGGCATCAACTGATTCCCAACCCGCCCACGCTGTGGGCACACACCACCCAGAAAGGTATCCCATGAACGACCAAGTGACCTTGGCCGCAAGGCCTCTGTTTGCCTTCGGCACTCCGATGGAGGGCGGCTTCTTTGCAGGCCTGATCAATATCAAAGGCACAACCTATGGCCTGGCCGTGGCCGACAAAGCCGAGGGCGAGCACGCTGACGCGCCGCTGCTCTCCAGCCACACCGATGTGACCGGCGCTTGCAGCGTGTTCGACGGTGCAGCCAACACCGCAGCGCTGGCCGAGGCTGGCAGCGAGCTGGCAAAGTGGGCGCAGAGCCTGAGCCTCAGTGGCCACGCCGATTGGTATCTGCCAAGCCGCGATGAACTTGAAGTGCTCTACCGCAACCTCAAGCCCGGCACGAGCGAGAACTACACGTTTGGGCGCCACGGCGAGAACCTGAGCGCAGTACCACCCACTTATGCCTACACGTCCACGGTGCCAGCCCAGACCACAGCTGAGGCATTTCAGGCCGATGGCGCGCAGGCCTTTGACACCGCCTGGTATTGGACCTCGACGCAGTACTCGCGCAACGTCGCCTGGTATCAGCACTTCAGCGGTGGCTCCCAGTACGACGACGACAAGAGCTACGAGCTTCGCGCGCGAGCCGTCCGCAGATTCAAGGTTGAGTGATTCAGTCATTCAACAACCGCCCAGTAACACACCCAAGCAGGCAAGCAAATGAACCTGACCATCAAAAAAATCATCATCAACGTTGAAGCCCCGACCATCTGTGAGCAACCAGAACCAGCCACTGCGCGTTGGCTTGGTGGCTTGGGTAGCTCGCTGCCATTCAAGTTCAAGACCGTCTTAGCGCCGGCCATTGGCCAGGAGTGGCCCGAGCAAGGCGGCGTGTATGCAGGCGTGATGCGGGCGCCGGATGGCAAGCCGCACTATCACATGATCGTGCCGACCAGTCCGGACACCCAAACTGAGTCCATCAAGTGGGGCACTCAAAACGTTGAAGAGGCCGACGCCAAATGCGACCGGGATGGCCTGGTCAACACGCTCGCCCTGGTCACGTCGGCCAACGAATACCCCGCCGCGCAATGGGCACACGGCCTGCAGATCGGCGCCTTCAACGACTTCTACCTGCCATCGCGCCGCGAGCTGCGCCTGCTCTGGGTAAACGTGCCAGAGCTGTTCGCCGACGGCTACTACTGGTCGTCTACGCAGTACTCGCGCAACGACGCCTGGTGTCAGTACTTCAGCGGTGGCAGCCAGGGCTACGACGACAAGGACGACGAGCTTCGCGCGCGAGCCGTCCGCAGATTACTCATTGACTGATTCAGTCATTTGATCCATGGCCATTCACACCGACCTGCCCGTCTACAAGCTGTGCTACGACCTGCTCACCCTCACCGCTCAATTGACGAGCAACATGCCACGCGACTTCAAGTCGTCGTTCGGCGTGCAACTGCGTCACGAGTGCGTGAGCATGCTGGTCTTGATCGCCAGGGCCAATGCAGCACGCCAGAAGGTGCCGCACATCACGGCCTTGCTGGAAAGCCTGCACGTGGTGGAGTTGATGGTGCGCTTGTCCCACGACATGAAGCACATCTCGCACAAGCAGTACGCCACCGCGCTGGACATCACCGAGCGCATAGGCAAGCAGGCGGGTGGATGGCGTCGTCACGCAGCGTCGGCTGTTGCATGAAGGTCAAGGCCCTCATGCCCGCCCGGCTTTTGAATCTGGTCGCGCCGCTGGCCCACAAGGCCACCGCCATGCACACCAAGGTGACCACCAGCTATAGCTGGGCTTGGCCCTGTGCAGTCGCCCCACTGATCGGCCCCGGCCTTCGGTGGGTTGACGTAGATAGCGCGCACCGACGCAGTACTCGCGCAACAACGCCTGGTATCAGAACTTCAGCGATGGCAACCAGAACAACAACGACAAGAACAACGAGCTTCGCGCGCGAGCCGTCCGCAGATCCACACGCTGCATGCACGCTTGAAGACGTCGTGGCAGCCTACATGGACTGCCGCACCAACAAGCGCAACACAGCCAGCGCGCTGGCGTTTGAAGAGCGCCGCGAGCGCAACCTGTACGCACTCTTTGAACGCCTGCGCGATGGCACCTACACGCCCGGCCGCAGCAACTGCTTCGTGATCACACGCCCCAAGGCGCGCGAGGTATGGGCGGCTGAGTTCCCCGATCGCATCGTGCACCACCTGCTTTACAACAAGGTGGCAGCACGCTTTCACGCCAGCTTTATTGCAGACAGCTGCGCCTGCATTCCTGGCCGGGGCACGCTCTACGCGTCCGAACGTCTGGAAAGCAAGGTGCGCAGCGTTACGCACAACTGGGCCCGTCCGGCTTGGTACTTGAAGTGCGACCTGGCCAACTTCTTTGTGGCGATCAACAAGCACGTGTTGCGCGCTCAGCTGGCCAAGCGCATTCACGAGCCCTGGTGGCTGTGGCTGGCCAATGTGGTCTTGTTCCATGACCCGCGTACAAACGTGTGCATGCGCGGCTCACCCGCACTGCTGGCACGCGTGCCAGCGCACAAGAGCCTGTTCAATGCGCCAGACCACACGGGCCTGCCCATTGGCAACCTGAGCAGCCAGTTCTTTGCCAACGTGCACCTTGACGCACTCGACCAGTACGCCAAGCACCAGCTCAAGGCCCGCTACTACATCCGGTATGTGGACGACTTCTTGTTGCTCCACGAGTCGCGCGAATGGCTTGCTCAAACCCTGGGCCGCATTGATGCCTTCTTGCCCGACCAACTGGGCGCCAGGCTCAACCCACGCAAGACCATCATCCAGCCGATCAGCCGCGGTGTGGACTTCGTGGGCCACGTGCTCAAGCCTTGGAGCACCACCACCCGCAAGCGCACCGTGGCAACGGCCATTGAGCGCACAAGGCACGCCGAGGCCTGCGACCTGGTCAGCAAGGCCAACAGCTATTTCGGCTTGCTCAGGCAGGCCAGCAGCAGCCACGCCGACCGCGCACGGCTTGCTCGCGCCGTTCTCCAACGCGGTCACTGCGTCAACCAATCTTTCACCCAGACCTACCCCAGCGAAAGGACCCATCATGGCCATTGAAACCATTGCCATCGCGCTGTTGCGCGAGTCGCCATTCAACTACCGCACCCAGATGAGCGAGGCTGGCCTGCAGGAGCTGTCCGACAGCATCCAGGTGGTGGGCGTGCAGCAGCCGCTCAAGGTGCGCCCGATTGAGCAGACCGACACCGATCACAAGTACGAGGTGGTGTTTGGCCACCGCCGCCTGCGTGCCGCCAAGCTGGCAGGCCTGCAGGATGTGCCGGCGATCATTGAAGACATGACCGAAGAGCGCGCCAAGCTTGTTCAGCTGCACGAGAACATTCAGCGCGAAGACACCAACGCCATCGACGAGGCCCGCGCCCTGCTGGTACTCAAAGAAGAGTACGGCCACAGCGCGCAAGATCTGATGACCTTGACAGGCAAGGGCAAGACATATGTCTACAGCCGCCTCAAACTGGCCACGCTCACCGGCAACGCGCTGTATGCCTGCCTTGACGGCTCGCTTGAGGCCGAGACCGCCGCCTTGATTGCTGCCTTGCCTGCCAGCATGCACGACCGAGCACTCAGCAAAATCAAGGCACTCGGCCAAGGCGGGAAAAAGTACCAACCCTACCTTCAGGCCAAGCCCACCATCAAAGCCATGATGGTGCACATTGACACAGCTGAATTCGATGTGAACGCGTGGGACCTTGTGGCCGAGGCTGGCGCCTGCTGGTCGTGCGAAAAGTTCAGCCGCAACGACCCCACCTTGATCACGTCGATTGGCGCCGACACCTGCACTGATGCCGAGTGCTTTGCCAACAAAACCGTCGCTCACCGCATGCAGTTTGTGCGCCAAACCAAAGAGGCAGGCAAGCGCGTGGTGCTCGAAGGCGCCGAGGCCGACGAGATGCTTTCCAGGCGTGTGAACTGCCCAGTGGGCACGGGCCAGTACTTGGCATACATAGTCAAAGGCGCAACCCATCACAGCAACTACGAAGCCGTCATGAGCGAGATGGCTGAGCGTGGCGTTGACGTGCCAGTGCCCATGCTGCTGGTGCGCAGTAGCGACGGCATGCCAGTTGAGCGATTGACCAGCGCCGACGCCAAGCTGATCAAGGACTGGGCCCTGGCCAACCTGGCCGACAAGCCCGTGTCAGCTGAGGCGCAAGGCGCACGAGGCGCCTCTACCCCACAAACCGCTGCGCACGCGCAAAACGGGGCGCTCAATTTTGATGATGACGACGAAGACCAGGGCGATGAAGACGAAGCACTGCCGCCCGACGTGCTGGCGGTGAGTAGCTGGCCAGGCTGGAACAGCGCGAAGAAGGCCATCATGATCAAGGCTACGGGCATGGAGCGCACCACCGACGAGCTGCGCATGCTGGCGCTGGTGCTGCTCGAATTCCACGACGAGGTGCCGATCATCACGGGCGAGGTCATGGGCTGGGCGGCCGAGCTGGATCAGCTCGTGCACGACGAATGGGTTGACTTCGTCAAAGCCAAGCTGGTTGACATGAGCGCTGATGCGCTGGGCGCGCTGCTGGTGCTGCTGGCCATCGAGCAAGCACCCATCTTTGCCGACACCACCAAAGAGGCAAACGCGCAAAAGCTGGCGCTGGCGCGCACCTATGGCGTAGACGTGTTGGCCTTGCAGGCCAATGAGCCGGAAGGGGCCAGCTCCGCTGGCAATCAAGCCGCCGTTGGCGGTGACCTGGTCGAACAGTTGGAGGCCTGAGCATGAGCAAGCAGCACCGCACGCGCACGATCGCACCACCGAAGCCTGCCGGCATGATCCCGCGCTGGTGCCGCCCCAAGCTGACCAAGGCCAGCTTGGTGGATCTCGGCCTGGCGCACCACGAGAATGTAGACACCGTGGCCAAAGGCCTCGGCAATGAAGAGATCTTATGGCAAATGGTGGGCGGCGTGTTGACCTGGTCGTATGTCGCCGAGGTGCTGCAAGCTGGTGTGCCAGAGATGGAGGCGCAGTCTCAGCTCATCACCCGCCTGATCGACCGCTACAAAGCCACGGGCAAGGTCGTGTTCACGGATCTCGACTATCAAGAGGCCAAGGACGGCGCCGGCTTTATGGACCAGCTCGCCGAACGTGTGGACGCCTACACCGCGCTGCAGGCGGCGATCTGGTCCGAGGACCGGACCAATGAGATGGCCTCAGCCTGCGCGGCTCAGCGGGAGGGCGTGTGATGCAAGCTCAGACGCAAACCAAGACGCACAAGCCAGCGCCGCCACCTGCCGCCAGCGTACCGGCTGTGGTGCCCCGCACCTACACGCAAGATGAGGTGCTGGCTATGTGCAAGGGCGTGACGTGGCGGACCATTCAGCGCTGGATGAGCGACAAGAAGGTCGCATTTCCTCGCTACAAGAAGTTGGGCCCCGGCGTACTCGTGTTCCTCGCTGATGAGATTGATGCTTGGCTGATCAAGCGGCTGAGCTAGACCTACACACCAATAAACCAGGATGCTACATGGACCATACCCGATGCAAGCCAACCGCCTACTTAGTGTCCACGGAGAGCGGCAACTGCTTGCTGTGGACCCGAGACAAGGCCCGTGCCCAAGAAGTGGGGGCGATGCATCAACGACCAGTACAAGAGCTATTTGATCAGGCCGCACTGTTTGCTGCCGTTAACGCTGAGCGCGAACGCTGCCTTGCAGCAGTCAATTCGGCAAGAGGCGAGAACGCCGGCCACAAAGACTATGAAACCTATAACGATGGTTTCACCGATGCCTGCAATGAGTGCGAAGCAGCGATTGTTAAGGGCTCATGATTTGAGACTTTGTAACGGTGGAAAGGATCGGCAATGACGCTCGAAGAGCAATTTAAGGTGGCGCGAGACATCACTCCGCACTTTGGCTTCATAACGGTGCTGCAACACGACAAGACCATAAATATTCCACTGCTGGAGGGTAAAGCAGGTGCCTTGTTCGTATCTGACGACCAATGCACGTACATCGATCCCGAGGGCGGCGAGTGGCTTGTCGGAACCCGGGACGGCCATCCTGTGAAGAGGCGGTTTGCTTGACCCTTGAGGCCAAACCC